ACATTTTCGCGTTGCAGGATTTTAAAAAGTTCTTTGCTGTTCTTATGTATTCGTTCATTGTGTGTTCCTCCTTGTTTGGTTGGGGTTTGTTTGTATGTTATAACTATCTTTATATGGTTGATGTTGTTTTGCTTTTAAAAAGCTTTCCGACAAATTAAGTTAAACGCCTGTTTTAATGCTCTTGTTTGTACGTCAAGCCAGGTCTCATAACGGTTAGGCTGTAATTCTCCGACCTTCTTGCGTTTAAGCTCCGAAGGCGTGCAAATGGTTTCCGCTATGTCTGTATCATCAATCAAGGCGCATCCGCCATATGAATATTGATACCAGTTATCCGCGCCATTAAGTAATATTTTCTTAAGCTCTTCACGAGTTGACACGTCTTTAAAATCTTCGTCGTTAAAATTTTCTATTATCATAACGGCATATTCTTTAACGCCATTGTTCCATGCGATCCGAGAGTTCTCGTTGTTAATGGCTTCAATAATTTCATTAATAGTTTTCATAATATTATACCTCAATAATTTAATTTTACTTAAGTTATTTATGTTTGTCAAGCGGTTTTTATGCCGTTTGATGTGGTGACGGTTTTAAAGCATACCGTCAAAGCTGTTATTATTAAACTAATAACTGTTTTATCTGTTTAATACTTTTAATCGGCGGTTTTGTTTTTAAGCTCTCGAGGAAAGTTTATTTCAAAACCTGTATCACATTTTACAATATTGTAAAATACAGATATGCCCGGCAGGACGGCAATTAATGCTTCAGTATTTCTACTGTTTATAGTCGCTTGTCCTCGATCGCGACTGGGTTTAATTCCTCTTTGACACGTACCCGCAGCTTACTACATGAATCGCTTGCCGTTCCTCGAATTTTTCGGCTTGGCGTTTCCTCCTCAATTAAGAGCTTTGACAATTATACAATTACCTTGGCTCACTGCACAACGTTGATAACTACGTCCTTGGTGGGGTGGGATGCCCGATTGAATTAAACTGTATTACTTATGTATGTTATGTTGATTACATAAGTTATCATATTATAATTTACTTTATCATCGGTAAATTTTTCTTTATTCCCGTCAATTGGGTTTAACCTCTGCACGGTTTAATCAATATGCTTAATCGGGCTGCATATCCTAAAGAGGACGGCGCAAAGTCTGACTAATGATTTGACTATGTTGTGGGAGTTTAACCCGATGCCCTTTTGTGGGCATTTCGTCTTAATTTTCAAAGACTCTTCAGGGGTTTTGTTATTCTAATTTGTTGAGTATTTGGTTAATTTCTTTTTTATTTTGTTCATTTTCGGTACTAATTGAACTCCAGTATAAAGCAGTTTTTAATACAATTAGTTCATTTCTGGTAAGCTCTAATATAATATTTTTTTCTGTTTTCATACTTTTTTACTTCCTTTTCTTTAAATTTATCGCTTGACTTTTTCGGTCTGGTGCGGTATAATGTTTGTAAGATTTGGTTTGTGGGGTTTGTTTTCCTTTATCTTGTCTATATTATACAACATCTTTTACGTGATGTCAATGTATATTCTGTATTTATATTATGAATTATTCATTAATTGAGGTGATTTGCAATGTCAGATAAATTCAATGCAACTAAATACAAAAATGATTTTGCCAAAGAACACTATAAAAAATTTGTTGCCGATATTAAGCCCGATTTGTGGGAAGATATTACTGCATATTGCAAAGATTTAAATATTAGTAAACCCGAATTTTTAAAGCGTGCTATCGAGGCGTTAAAAAACCAATAAAAAAGGTGTAAAGCCTATTTTGTTTTTAGGGTTCTTCATTTGTCTTAATCCTTATTGTGTCTATATTGTAACATATGGATTAGTATGTTGTCAATGTATATTTTGTATTTATATTATGAATTATTTGTTAGAAATGGAGATGTAAATAAATGGATAGAAGGAATATAGAACGCCAAAAAACATTTAATCAGCGTGAATATAATGATAGATACCAAAAAGAACACTATAAAAAGTTTCAAACTAATTTAAAGCCTGATGTTGCAGAGCGCATAAATAACTACTGTACCGATATGGGTATTAGCAAAGCTGACTTTTTAAAGCTTGCTATTGATATTATAGAGGATAAAAGGTAAACTATAATGCAGATAGTTGTAAACGCTGCTGTAATGCCCCACAATGGACGTTATACTATATCATATTATAAAAACCCATATCTTAAATATAAAGCCCTTGTAACGAGCCGCATAGAAGCCAATACAAGGGCTATTATTTAGAGGTATAAAGTTATTTAAATTTATAGGTTTAATTGATGTTTGTTAGTATAATATATGTCAAAATGTTGATATGAAAGATAAAATTATGATATTTTTAGTTTGCACCTATATAAGAACAATGAATGTAGCCGAACCATAGTTATATTTACAATATACCAATAGCAAATTGTATTGCTACTATAATACAATAACACAACAACAATATGGTAATTAATACTAATTAAATGTTAAATATATTTTAATAAATAGTAAATGTAGTTGAGATTTTAGTTAGCATAGTATATACTACTTGCAAATACACTATAAGTGCAAGAAAAACACTTGTGTTTATGGTATGATAGAGGGGGTATATTTACATTTTTCAACAAGGTAAAAAGTACCAATTTATACATAGTTGGTCACTCTCACTCACACTACAAAATTTCAACTCACCGATACCTGCACCAATTATAAATTATCACCAAACATTACACAAAAACACATTAAAACATTCGGGAAGTCATTCGGGAAAACTTCGATAAACACAAGTAAAATCCTAAGATTTTTTAAATCTTATACAAACCTAAAATATCATTTTTATGCAATTTTTATATAAAAACAGTTCTTTTGTAACCATAAACAATAGTAAAAACCTTATGTTTCTCCGAATAGAACAAAAATTGTTCTAAAGAACCAGTAAAACAAATAGAAAACCTGTTTGTTTTAAGGATTCAACATTATGGGAGATTCATTTAAACATAAGTAAAACACTTATGTTTATTTGATTAATTATAAGATAAAACCTCCTCTCTCCGAATGCAACAAAAATATTTTACCAAAATATTCAAAATAAACAAATTGTTTTATAAGTAAAAAAAATAATTATAGAATCCTCTTGACAAATTAAGAATATGTGTTATAATAATAATTAATAGTATTATTTTGCTTATACTGACGATTGTCCATACTATGCCCTGCCGGGCGGGCTGGCTCCCGTTGGTCGCCATTATTATCTTTATAGGATTGAGATTTAAAGGAAGATAAGTAAAATACTATGCTTCAAAGAAAGTTTCCCCCTGTATAGGGATATAAGTAAAAAATATGTTATACGCATATACACGGGGAAACTTTCTATAAAGACAAGTAAAATACTAATGAAAACGGAATTTTTACATATGGATTTATCTATTACGGATTCTCGTTTCCTGAGTAGTGAGAATTATATACACACGTCAGTATACATGGAGAAGTACAATTATTAGAAAAGGTTGGTATTATGGGGTTTAAAGATGTAGTCGACGTTTCAAAATTACAGAAAGGTACAACGGCTAAAAATTATAAGGATATGTGCAATCTATTAGGTTGTGAACCCTGTAAGGGTAACGGAAATGATAGAGAATATCAAATAAAAAATTGGCAGCGTTACTTTAATTTTAAGAAGGAAGGATATAAATTTATCGTTACGGAAGTATATGATACTCCCCTACCACAATTAGACGCTCGGAGAACTAAAGAGGGCAAGTATAACAAATACATAGAACTGCTACTATTACGGTACGTGTCAGTTTGTGAGGATAATATGCTTGAGATTACCAAAAGAGGACTGTATAAGGTGCTTGGTATGGTTAATGAAAATTATGACAAGGTGACATATGATAACTGTGTGGAAGCTATACAAGATGATATGGGACATAAAATCTCAAAGTTCAACATTAACCATTTTCATCAGAGAGTAGAGAACAAATTCTCTAAAATATTATACAATACATTGGACAGTATGGAGAAGCGAAAGCTTATACACTATCGCAAGAAAATTATAATAACAGCTGACGATGGATATGATTTAGAGAATGGCGATAGTATTACTGCTCTCCCTTATCAGGAAGGTATTATTGAAGATATGTTTCAAAAAGTATTGGATGAGTGGGGCTATAATAATATTGCACAAGTAAACCTGCGGTATAAAACCAAAGAATTTTATGATGAAGTTAACAAACGTCTTAATGATGAGTATGAGTGGAAGGGATTTTATACGCATATATTAATATCTGTGTTGGACTGTGAGGACGCACAACATTTGTCGGCAGAGGATATTAGAGGGTTATCTCCGAGTATGCAGCGAGAACAGTTTAACAAGCTGCTTATTGAGGATATTAACGGTCAAGTTGATTCTAAGTATGAGAAGTATCAGGGCGAGACTGTGGGGGATATTTGTAATGGTAAGGTTAAGGGGTTTCGGTATGACGAGAGTTACCTTGAAGCACAAAAGGAACTGGCTGATTACTTATTAAGTCTTAAATACGAGGATAAGTACAAAAGCTTTTGGTTAAGTGTTGACAAGTAAAAATAAATGTGTTATAATAAAAGAAAAATAATATTATTAATACAAAATTTAAGAAAAAAGGATTTATAGTATGAACAATCTTAAACTTATTACCACAGAAAATTTTGAGGACGGCGTTGTCGAGAACGGTATACCCTGCGATTTCTGGAAAGATGTAAACGAGGAGTATTTTATTACAAGAGAACAGATAGGTAGGGCGTTAGGGTATAGTAATCCTCAAAAGGCTATTCAAAAAATCCATTTAAAACATAAGGATAGATTGGATAGATTTAGTTGTATTATTAAAAGTGAAATAAGTCGCTCCTCTCAAAATGAAGATAGTTTTGAAAGTCGCCACCCCCAAACTGGGGGTATCGACTCAAATGGCAGTATTCAAGAACGTACATTCTACTCTCACAAAGGAGTAATGGAAATCTGCCGTTGGTCGCGTCAGCCTGTTGCCGACAAGTTTATGGATTGGGTGTGGGGAGTTATTGACGATCTGATTGCAGAATCTATTCAGAATAGCAGCAATACTATATCAAAGGAGGTAGTTGATACTGTAAATGAAATCTCTGCGTCGGTTAAAGAAATAGAACGCGCGGTTGCACAGCGGTCAAGATGTTCTTTTCATTATTCGAGGTGGAGAGCTAAAACAGCGAAAAAAGCTAAAGTTCTTGCTTACATACATAATTTAAATACAATGCAAAATTTAGATACAAACGAAGGTATTAAAAAGATTTACGGTCAAATCTATTTTGATATGAAATTAATATATGGTAAGAATATTGCCGATTACAAAGAAGAATATTTAAATCAATTCCCTGATATTGACGGTGTTCCATCTGGGATTGAAATTGTTGAATATTTCGGGGAACTGAGAGAGTTGTTTGATAATATAATCAACGAGCGGTTGATTAGAAGTTTAGGATTGGAAAAGGGTGATGCAGATGATATAGAGTGACAAAGATAGCGCATTAAAAGTAAATATAAACTATTATTAAAAACTGGAGGTACTTAAAGTAAAATGTTAATTGATGTCGAAAAAATTAAAGTGACAGACCGTATTCGTAAAGACTTCGGAAACATTCAGGAACTAGCAGACGATATTAAGGCAAACGGATTGATAAATCCGCCTGTAGTTACTCCTGAAAATGATGGGACTTTTACATTACTTACGGGAGAAAGACGATTAAGAGCTATGCGTTCACTTGGGTATAAGCAAATTGAGGTGCGGACGTGGAGTTCTTTGAGTGATGAACAGAAGTTGAATATCGAGATAAGTGAGAATGAAGTCCGCAAAGACTTCTCTAAGGCAGAGAGGATTGAATATGCGCGTCGGCTTGAAAAGGTTGAGAGTTTAAAAGCAGAAGAGCGTATGAAATGTGGTAAATCAGACCCTGTGGAGAATTCTCCACAGGGTGGCAAGACAAGAGATATTGTTGCTGAAAAAGTTGGTATAGGAAGTAGTAATACATATCGTAAGGAAAAATACATAGTTGATAATCAATCGCAACTTACTCCCGAGGACTTCGCCAACTGGGACGAGGGAAAGCTCTCTACTAATAAGGCGTATCAAAAAATCAAAAGTCAGCTAATGGAAAAAGATAATCAAATTGCGGGATATGAATTGAAACTCAAAAAAGTTGATGAGCTTAACGCACAAATAACAGAACTTAAAACTGAGTTAAATAATCGTCCGAAAATTGAGGTAGAGGTCAAACCTGATGATTATGATAAATTGGTTAAGCTTAAACAAGAAAACGAAAAAGATAATCGGAGGTTAAGAGATGAATATAATTCTAAGTGTGAAGAATTGAATGAATTAAAGGCTCAGATTAAATTTGAAAAAGAACGGAGTATACAAAAACAAGCACAAAACAAAATTATAGATGACGCTATTTTCTTTTGTGGTAAAATTGATTTGTTTATTAAGGATGTTGGCGGATTAGCTTATTTGGGAGATAAACTTGAACAACTTCCCGACAATGAAAAGAAAGCTTATATAAAGGCTGTGTCTATAGTGAAAGCTTGGGCTGACAACATTCTTACAAATATTGAATAAGATAGGAGTAAACATAAATTATGAAAAATTTCTTGGATAAAAACAATAATAATATCAATGACAATTACGATATGCAAACACTTATAAATATCGTAGGGCAAGGTGCAGCCACTACCAATCAAGTATCGCAGCAGCTTGGTCTTGTAGTAAATTCGGTTAATGTTTTACAGTCTGATATGCGTGGAATTAAAGATGATATAAACCAATTGAAATTAAATGAAGAGGTTACAACAACCCAGCAGGAAAATATTATAGAAACCGCACGGCGTAGAGTCTGTGAGATATTAGATTTTGATAACGATGAAATACATAAATATATGAAAACTTTTATTTCACGGTTGTATACAAACGCTCGTACATATGCAGGATTAGGAAGTAAAATATCTCGTACAAAAAAAGGCGACTATCAAAGGGTTATTGATTTCATAGAGGCGTGGGAACCCAAAGAGGGTTGCGGAGGACTTAAAAATATAGCAGATGAAAGAGCGGAGAGTCGGAGAAGAGCAAAAGAACAAGAATATGATTGCTAAATAGTGCGGGTGGTTGGGTGGGATAAATATATTTGAATAGTAGGAGTGTGATAAATTGTATTCACCGCCATTATACACAGTGAGAAAATTTTCCCTCAAATTCATTATTGACAATGAGTTTGATATTCGGTTATCCCCTGATGATGAGAAGCAATATTATATTAATCAACAAGATAATATGCTGTTTAGGCAGATACGTCTAATTACAGGAAACACGGATAAATTTAATAAGTATGTTGTATTTGTTGATTGTAAAGGAGGTAAAAGTTACGAATCGGAATTAAGGTCTATAGTTATCAATGGTTTTAATATAGGTAATAGCCATTTTGTGTTTGGAGAACGGTCGGCTTCAATGGTTAGGACTTCTATTTTGAGCTTCGTTGACGAAAGTATTTATGAATATCTTGATGAGAAAGTAACAATGGGGGTTGAGTTTGATACTACGGTTCTTTCTAAATACTATGCGTACAGAGGACTTATGTTAAGCTCTTGTCATTGTGTTGAAAATTGGATACCCAAGATAGTTGTAGTTCCGGACTGCTATCGTATTATACCTAATCAACGTATAAAATATGTTTATGACAAGGAAACGGAATTTATAGATAAGTCGGGAAATAACCGAAAATGGGTACAGAAAGATATTGCCGAAACTACTAAAGATATAGAGATAAATGCTTTTGACGGTTGTGGCATTGCTCACCCTATTATAATGCAAACTATAAGAGAGTGTCTTAATGTGTCGGAGGGGTTGACATCTGTAATAATTCGTGCGCCGTATATAAAGGGTGTTATCCACGAAATGGATTACGTTGAGTTTTTTAAAGAACGTGGGGTTGCTAATATAACTGATATATGGGGTATAGACCATAATGTTGCTGAAAATGCCGAGCCTATGATAATTATGTGTGAAAGTATGTATAAAGGATATAAATACTTTAAGCGCTATGGAGACATACGTGATTGGGAACATTATTGGGAAATGTTTAAAAGATACAAGCATTGCATAGGTATTGCTAAGTGGAATTATTCGATTGACGAGGAACCGCTGTATACTCGTGGTAACTATCAGATATTGCAGGATTTGAATTTGCCGTATGAGAAGTTTGCATTATTGGCACACGATTCTATAGAATGGGCGCAAAAAATAATTGACAACGATATTTTTTATACATATTGCTTCTTGGGTTTATTTTGCGATAGTCACAATACGACTGACATTTATATTAAGGCACTGTTAAAAAATCCCGATATGCTTAAAGAGTATGGAGTAAGAAATCACTTGATTTCTTTGGTTAAAAAGAAAATTAACGAAATGAAGTGCGGTAAACTTTTGTTAAACGCCTCGTTTAAATTCCTTGCTCCCGATCTAATAATGCTTATGGAACATATCGGAGGACTTGAACTTAACGGGTGTCTTAAAGAAGATGAATTTTTCAGTTTTAATTCCAACGGAGTTTTTGAGGGGGACAGACTTATTGAACGTAATCCGCACATATGTAAGTCTGAACACGTTATCTTAAAAGCTGTACATAATAATTTGACAGATAAATATTGCGGACATCTTGCTAATGTGTGTATGATAAACTGTAAAAGTATTACCCCACAAAGGCTTAATGGTGCCGATCATGATGGGGATTTGGCTTTAGTGGTAGATAATGAAATAATGATGGGTGGAGTTGATAAAAATACTGCTATTGTTATTGATATTGAAGATAAAATAACAGCTCTTGCGGAAGCAGATACACAAGAAAATAAGGTTAATGTAGTTTTACGGGGTATGAATAGCCTTATAGGAGAAACGAGTAACTGCGCCACGGGTTATCATAATAAATGCCCAAAATCACAAGAGCAAAAAGAACTTTATGAAAAATATGTAGGATTGTTGTCTGTAATAAACGGCAAGGCTATAGATTCGGCTAAGACGGGGGTTGTTTTTAATATTCCTCGTAATATTGCTAAGTACGGCAAGCCACTCCCCTATTTTATGAAGTATGCGGGAGACTATTACAGCAAGATGAAAAAATTCTCTAAAGCACATAGTAATATGAATAGACTGTGTTGGGAAATCGAAAAGTGGGAACGCGAATTTCGTTGGAAGCGTACATATAAAGAATTTGATTATAATATTATGGTTGATTCTTCAATTCCGTACTCTAAAGAAAATTATAATCAAATAAAAAATGTTTATCTTAATTTCTGTAAAGAGATGAAGGAACTTAAACTAAACGAGTATGAATTAAAACAAGAACAAGGATTGGAGATAAATTGGGAATATTATTATAACTTATATAGAAACAAATGTTTAAAGATTTGTCCCGTAAGAGAAGCTGCAAATTACGCTGTTCTGTTATGTTATAGAGACTATCCTAATAAGAGTAAGAAATTTATGTGGAAGATTACGGGAAGTGGTGTTGTTGAAAATATTAAACAGATACCCATTAAGCTGCCTTGCAGAAATCCAAATGGAGAATTTGAATACTTAGGTCGAAAATACAGCATGTTATCTTCAGTCCATATCGGGAACTGAACATAAAAATGGAGGAATGTTAAATTGATTAATGAAATTTTAGAGGTTCAGGAATATCTTGACGGCAAAAATATCAACAAGAAATGTTTATACAGGACTTGCTTTATGCTTGCAAAGTGGTACAAACAACAAGGATTGAGTAATGTTGAAATTCGCGAAAAAATTTTTGAATGGGGACAGAAATACAATATATACATAAAATATAATGTAAACAGCATTATATATCAGGCTCTTGAAGATAAGCATAGATTGCGCGGAGATGAATCTGTAGTAAAAATCAGTCATGGTGATATTGATGAAATTGTTCGTAGATTTGATAGCGTTCAGTGTCGAAAAGTCGCATTAGCAATACTTTGTTACGCTAAATTATCTGCTGATAGAGATAACGAATTTAATGTTTCGGCATTGGCGTTATCAAATTGGCTCAATATTAATCGCGGTAATATGAGTGGCAGATATATTAAAGAACTAATTGATTTTGAGTACATAAAAAAAGTCGAAACATCTAAAACTTACTCTTGGGATAGCAATGTAAAAAGTAATACTATGAATTTGAAAATTTTAGTGCCAATTGAAAATAAGGGTGACTACGTCCTTGTTAAAAATAATATTGAAAATTTGTATAATGAAATTTTTGAAAAAGCAAAATTATAATATATGAATACTAATAATGTGTTTCATTTGAGATTTTCATTTGAAGTTTTCATTTTAGATTTTCACAAAGATAAATTACGGACTGTGTAAAAGCAGTCCGTTTTTATAATTTTAAATTAAAGGAGCGATCAAGTAATTGATTCAAATTACTAAGGACGAAGCAGAATACTTACGCGCAAATTTAAAAAAAGCAAAAGTACAGAGAACTTGCCTGTTAAAAAACAACGGTAAATCAAGAGGGAAATATTATGTTGAGGAAACACATAAGGTATTAAAGGCTTTAGACGATTTTCGTAAAAAATATAATTAATGAATGGAGAGATATATTTGGCAAAGAAAACCATTTCTATTAAATTTAGCAAGGCAACTCTTACAAAAGAGGATGGCAAGTATACTATTACAGAGATAATTAAAGACGAGAGTAAGGATTATGATTTATCTGAAATCCTTGACGGTCTTGACGGTAGTTCCGACTTGTCTATAAGTATATCCTCGGAAGACACGGTTGAACCCATTAGCGAGGAGTGAACTGATTGTCGGAATACAAAAGATTAGAGGGCGAGAGCGACCAAGCTCTTATTGTAAGGATATGTAACCAAAAAGATATTATTGGAAGTTGGGATGATGTTTGCAGGGTTTTAAATGAAATAACCGGTTACAACTACAGACCAAACACGTACAGAAATATGTTTCAGTCTTATAATAAGATATTCAACGGAACATTAGATAGGACTAATACTTCACTGCTTGATGAGATAAAAGAGCAGCGCAGAGAACTCGAAAAAGAGAAAATTAAGCTTAGAGATGAACGTAACGAGTATAACCGCACTATCAGACAGGAGGCACGGAAAGAGTCTTATGTTGATTTAGTTAAGAGAATATTTTCTGAATATGCTCCTAAAGGCTTAGAGTACGTTCCCGCCAATACATATGAGTCCGATACCGATATGGTATTACTCGTGTCGGATTTACACTGTGGAACAGAGGTTGAACATTGGCTTAACTTTTTTAACGAAGATGTTCTCGCGGAACGTTTTAAGAGATGTTTGAATAAAGTTATACAAATTCAAGACAGGCACCGTTCCGAAAATATAAATGTGATACTGTCGGAAGTTGTGAGCGGTCTTATACACGAAAATCTGCGGTGTGAGAATAATCAGAATATTATTGAGCAGTTTCTCACTGTGTCTAAGATGATTTGTGATTTTATTACAGAGTTGTCAAAACATTTTAATAAGGTTAATGTGTATGTTACGCCTGGTAATCATAGTAGAATAGTTGCTAAAAAAGAAGCAAGCTTAAAGGGTGAAAATCTTGATAACTTGCTTATTCCATATATTGGGGCGGTCTTACAAAATGTTGAGAATGTGTACTGTTGTAAAAATACAATTGATGAGAGTGTTGCAATGTTTACCGTTAAGCATAATACTGTTTTTGCAGTACACGGAGATAAACATACTCCTCAAAATGTAGTGCAAAAACTAACAATGCAGTACGGAGTGTGTCCAAAATTAGTATATTTAGGGCACCGCCATACAAACTCTATGGAAACTGTCTATAAAACAAAAGTTATTTCGGCAGGGTGTAGGTCTGGAGTGGACAACTACGCTATTGACAAGGGGTTCAATACATCGCCTGAAACTGTTTTGTCTGTCATAGATGAAAATGGTTTGGTTTGTAATTATGATATAAATTTAACGTAAAGGATTGATATTATTGAATACAGCCGAATTTATTGAATACTGGTCTAAAATAAACGGCACGTCAAATGCTGAGTCCGAATATCAAATAAAACAGTTTATAAACACATTTAAGTCTGCGGTTTCAGAACACGGTAAGTTGGATATTCGGGGTTTCGCCAGCGCGGAGATAATAACTCGTATTGGCGGAGAACGGCGTAACCCGCGTAATCAGCAGAAAATTAAAACAAAAGATAAACGATTGGTGAGAATAAAAATATCGCCAAAATTTAAAAATATGCTGGAGGAATAATTACGGACTTATTTAAAAAAGAATATAAATTCGTCTCCTTGGAGGAACTTGTATACGATATTACCAAAAGTTTTGACGATGGAAACAAAGATATTGATTTTGTACTTACTGTAGACGAGGTTCAAGATTTTTTAACCGTGTTTTTATCTACGGGTAAATTTAAGCCTGTTTCTATTGAATGGGCGAAACCCAATATAAGCGGGTATGACAGAGAATATTATTTTAGTTTGTGTCGATTTGATGAAAACGAGATATTGGTTTCACCTGCATATAATGACGATCGGCTTATAAGTATAGGCGATGACAGTATTGTGCTTGTTTCTGCGGGAGTAAAGGTTGATACATATTCAAAATTTGTCAAGAGTTATGACAATGTGGTATTGTTTGATATTGAAGATTAATTAGAATAAAACCTCGCGCACCTCTGTTTACAAGTGACCCAGTGAGGGTGTTATAATGCCGTTGGCTGCAATAGTGGCTGACTAATATTACCGTCTGCCTTAGTGGACGGTTATTGCGGAGTAGAGCAAAAGTAGCTCACAAGCCCCATAAGCTTGAGGTTGGAAGTGCAAGTCTTCCCTCTCGCAACCAACTGAGGGTGTAACGCCCGACTATATGATTTTATAGAGTGTAACGCTTGACGGGTATGGTTTAAGGGATTTTGTAGCCCCGTAAAAAAACAAAATCCACATTTTATGAAGATTCAAATATTGTTAGCAGGCAACTTGAGTATCTGCTTATAGTGTTGACGTGCAATGTAGTTTCAAGATGCTGTATTGCAAATAGCTATATAAGGGTTTAGATATTTACCACAACTTGAATAGGATTATTCCGAAAGAAAATATCTTAAATTTAAACGAAAGGAGCAATACGAGTGGCAAGAAGTAGAGGTGTTTATAACAGAATTTACACCCCAGAACTGTGGGAACAAGTCAATCAAGAAAATAAAGATATTCTAGAAGATTTTTTAGCTGAATACAAACAGCAAAAGAAAGCAAAGTCTACTATTGATGCGTATTTTCAAGACGCTCGTATTGTCTTTATTTACATATTAAAACATCACAACAATAAATCTATCCTTGAACTGTCAAAAAAAGACTTTAGAAATTTTAGCCTTTGGCTTACGGAAGATTGTCAGATGTCACCTAATCGTGCAAACCGTATGAAAGCTACTGTTAATTCTATGTTGGATTATTGCGAAAACGACGACGAATATAACTATGAAATTAATACCGCTAAAAAAGTCAAAGGCATACCGAGAACCAAAGTTAAAACTAATGAGGATAACTTTTTCTTTACATTTGACGAGTTTATTGCTGTAAGAAACAAACTTGTTGAAATGGGAGATTTACAGACTGCCGTACTTTGGAGTATATCTTTTGATAGTGCAGGACGGCGTAATGAAATATATCAGATTGAAAAAGAAGGACTTCTTGACGGCAACAAAACAAATATTGTAGTTGGTAAAAGAGGTAAAAGATTTCCGTTAATATACCTTGATGACACTAAGGAACTTATACGTCAGTATCTTGAAAAGCGCGGAGAGGACGATATAAAAAGCCTGTGGTATAAAGAGGTAAATGGTGTAAAGTCTGAAATAGACAAGGATACACTGTATAATCGAATTGTAAAATGTTCTAAAATTTTATCTGAAATACGTGGAGAGACTGTGGAGATATTTCCTCACTCAATCCGTCATTCTCGTTTAGAGGTGCTTATTAGCGGACAGGACACGAGAATAGTAGATGATAATGGTAATGTTAAGAAATTTGATATTGAAGCCTGTAAATTAGTGGCACATCATAGTGAAATAAACACTACATCGGGCTATCTTAAAAATCACGATGAGGATATGATTGACGAAATGTTTGGATTTTCAAAGTAAATAAAAATATTGATTTTTAACCCTCTGCTTTTATAGAGGGTTATATTTGTATTCAAGGCTTCACGAGGCGGAGAATACTCCCAAAATACAAAACTCATAATGTAGCTAATTATGAGTTGAGGACAGGTATCTTTCTCCCCTGTCCTCTTTTGTATTTAATATTCAAATAAGGAGAAAGGATTGGAGAAAGATAAAATGTTATTAACAAAAGAAGTAGATTACAAAGTAAATACAAGGTCGCTAAAGTATTATAGAAATTTGGGTTATAACTGCAAATCAAACGATATTATTAAAATAAAAGTTGAAGATTTACAATTGAACTCAATTCCAAAAGTTGAATATCAATGTAATAAATGTAAAATGATTTTTAAATTATCTTTTAAAAGTTTTACTCATAGTCACAATATAAATGAAATAAAAATATTACATAGTTTTTATGGGTATGGCGCACCTTTAAACAAGGATGTCCACAAATTATTTCATGATACATATGGATATACAGAAACAACATATGATGATTTTCTGAATTTTGTCAAAAGAATAAAAAACGGAGAATTTACAGAATGGTTTGATAAAAATAACCTAACTATTAATATAAATGAAGATTTTGTTGATTATGTTTATCAAATACAAGGGGAGGCGGCATAATGGCTCGTAAGGCTAAAGTGGCAGAAACACCTTCTATTGAAAAGACAAAATATATTTGTCATTGCTGCGGTAAGACTAAAATCGAAGATGAATTTTTTACAAGTAAATGGAGTAAGGTTTGGAATGACACAAACAAAAAGGTATTGTTTTGTAAAGAATGTACTCAAAAACTTATGGATGAATACACAAATAGATTCGGAGAAAAAACCGCATTAATAATATGTTGTGCATTATTAGATGTGCCATTTTACGGATCATTGTATCAAAGTATTATTGATAACAATTCATTTTTTAATGTAGGACTATATTTGAGACAAATGCAAATGAAGCAATATCAATATAAGAATTTTTCGACGTGTCTAACAGAGGGAGAACTTTTAAAGACAGATAGAGAAATTAAAGAAGAGGTTGAAAGCCGTTGGAATAAAAAAGATAAGCAGAATATGAACTATGCCATTTCTGTCGTGGGATATGACCCGTTTGATGGCTGTAATATGACAGATTCGGACAGAAAATATTGTTTTAATATTCTTGCAGGGTATTGTGATATTGATGGTATTAAAGATGACGGACATAAAATTCAATGCAGTATACAAATAACTCAAAATCAATTGCAAGTAAGAAAAATAGATGAGATGTTAAATCAAGAATTACTCGCATCCTCTCCCAACGAAAAACGCATTAAAGAGTGGTCAACTACAAAAAAGCAATTACAGGACAGTATCGCTAAAATGGCAGAAGACAATAAACTTTCAACAACATTCAATGATAATAAAGGTTCCGGCAAAAACACCTTGTCTTACAAAATGAAAGAAATGTTTGCTGATGGATATGAGGCTATTAAGGTAAATTTATTTGATATAAGAACATCTGAATGTATGAAACAAATTGCCGATTTAAGCAATCAAAGTATTTTAGAACAATTAAGTTTAGATTCCAATGATTATTCAGATATGATTAAGGAACAGCGAGAAATTATTCAAAACCTTGAATCAGAAACAGATAAACTAAGTGAAGAAAACCGTATGTTAAAAAACAAAATAATTGATTTGGAAAATTCTAAGAAAAAAGGTAGGTAAATGATATGGAATACTATATACCTACTACTGATAAAGAATTTAGCCAAAGAAAATTAGAGGAATATTCTAAATTTGATAAAATAATTAATTGGGGACGTAAAGACCCGGTACGGTTTGCTGAAGAATTTTACGGAATTAAATTGATTGATTATCAAAAATGGTGCTTTATGGAGTCTTGGGATAAACCATTTGTTTTGTGGTTATGCTCAAGAGGAACGGGCAAAACAACATTAGCTGCGGTATATTTGCAAACTAAAATGGTTTTAATACCTAATTATGATGTTTTTGTTTCTGCAAATTCACTTTTGCAATCAATAGATTGCTTTAAAAAAATAGAAGATTTAGCTTTACAGCGCATTCCTTCATTTAAGACTGTTACAGATATTTTTGCAGCGGAGGTTGAAAAATCTCCAAACAATGATACAGGATTTTCACATAATCCTGCTGGACACTGTTTTAAACTTTACAACGATTCAAGTTTGCTTACTCTTTCTACAAACTTAAATGCCCTTAGGGGTAAAAGAGGGTCGGTTTATTACGACGAAACCGCATGGCAAACCCGTGAAGCTATGGCTGCAACAGAACACTTTGCAGACGTTGACGCAAGCTTCGGATTAGGTGTAAAAAAGAATAGCTATTTTGACCCTATTCAAATGCCGTTACAATTGCTGTATGCTTCAAGTGCGGGAGATGTAACATACCCATTCTATGAGAAGTATGTAACATTTGCTAAAAAAATGTTCTTAGGAGATAGAAACTATTTTGTCTGTGATATTAATGCTAACACAGTTGTAAACTTCTCTACTGTTGATGGTGAGAAAATTAAATCCCACTTAACTCAGGCTCAGATAGACAAGGCAGTAGAGGAAGACTCTGAATTGGCAAACAGAGAGTTATTCAATCAATTTCGTAAAGACGGCGGTCAAAACTCTGTTGTAAAAATGGACGTGCTTGTTCGTAATTCAGAATCAAGAGCCCCACTGTTGTATAATGACACAGGCAAAAAGAAGTTTATATTTTGCTATGACCCAGCACGAAACTACGACGGTTCAATCTTATCAATCTTTCAATTACTACAAAGCAAAGAATATGGGTATTGGTTAAGACTTGAAAATGTTATTTCTATGGTTGATAAAAATTCAAGAAATAAAACGCCTTTACCTATGCCAGAGCAGTTAAAAATCATTAAAAAGGCAATGATTGATTATAATGGCGAGAGAGCTGCTGAATGGGAAAACATTGAATTTTATATTGATTCTGGTTCAGGTGGCGGAGGTATTAGTGCCGTATGCGACCAGTTAATGAATGATTGGACTGATGAAAATGGTGTAAAGCACCGTGGTATAATTGACCCAGAGCATAAACAATACGAAACAGCAAGAAAGAAATATACCAATGCTATGCCGATAGTACACCTAATTGACCCGCAAGGCTTTAAAAAGATTATATTTGACTCTTTACAGAAAATGGCTAACTTGAATTTAATTAAGTTTACTGATTATGATAATAAAGATTATATAATGATTGAAAACAAAAATGGTGAATTTGAAAAATACGATTTGTCATTTGATGAAAAACTTGCGTTAGTAAATATAAATTTACTTAAAATGGAAACTTCATATATGTGCAGATATGATAATCCAAATGGCGGTGTTCAATATGAATTAGCCAAAGATAAAAAGAATGTTATGCACGATGATAAAGCCTAAAATTATGGGCTGGAATAGTATAATCCATAAACTATTTAATAATAAATTTCCTTTAATTGACTTGAAGTTCCAGAGATGGATAACAGGGGGCAAGTTTAAATACAGCCTGAACGACTAAATAAGGAAACTACATAGGAAATTAAATGTAGATGTGATAGTCTGAACTGCAACTATAATCGAATAATAAAATTGCAGAATTTGGGTCGAATGTAAAGACATTCTTGGAAGAACCCAAATCGCTAATCAATATATTTCTTACTTTAAATTAAAAGAAGGTGAGAATATATAACAACTTATTACAGAAAAAATATTGCAGATGATTCTGGTATATATTGCATATTGAATAAGATAAATAAAAAAAGATATATAGGTCAAACGTATAGTATTAAAAATAGGTTTTATAGACATAAAAACGAATTATTAAAAAACAAACACCATAACACACATTTGCAAAATGCTTGGAATAAATATGGAATTGAGAATTTTGAGTTTATTATTCTTGAATATTGTGATATTGAATTATTAAATGAAAGAGAGATTTACTGGATAAAGTTTTACGACTCTTTTAATAATGGGTACAATCAAACTTCAGGAGATATAGGGTGTAGAGGTTATAAACATACACAATCTGAAATTGCAAAAATGATAAGTTCTCGTAATCCTAAAGTTGTAATTCAGTTAGATATGGATTTAAACATAGTAAAAGAATGGGAGAGTGCTTCTCAGGCATCAAAAACATTGGGTGTATATAAAAATGCTATAATTAATTGTTGCCAGAAAAAGAATAATGTTAAATCGGTAAAAGGATTTGTGTGGGTGTATAAAGAAGATTTTGACAATATAGATTATAATTATTATCTTATAAAAAGTATATCAATACCTAAAAAAGTTGGACAATTTGATTCAAATTTTAATCTTATAAAAATTTGGGATAGTATTCATAGTATCTCAAAAGAATTTCCAAATTCAAGTGGAAGTATTAGTCAAGTTTGTAACCATAAAAGAAACTCTTATAAAGGGTTTATTTGGTTGTTTGTAGACAATAACGGAAAACCAATAGACAATTATGATTATACTAAGATTAAAGTAAAACGAACACAAAAAGTTGCACAATACGATACCAGTGACAATCTGATATATATTTATAAATCAATACGTGATTCTTGTAATCATACAGGGTTTAATAAGAAATCTATATCTAATGCTTGTAATAAAAATACAATTTACAAAGGGTTTATATGGAAATATGTTGATTAGTTATAAAAGTAACAGAATGATACCTTGGCGATGGGAGCATATGCTCTTGCAAAACTGAGGCGCGAAGATTTAATAACTACGCCAAAAGTACAATCTTCAATAGATTATTCTAAACTTTGCCGTAAACCGTCCATAACAAGAAATAGATAATAAGTAGGGGGTGAGAATATTAATAGCGATGTAAGTGATGTAAATTCTTTATATGAAGCAGACAAACAAAATTTTGAGGATTTTGTTTCTAACAATACTCAAAAAGAGAAGAAGTTTGATTATCAAGCATTTAAAAGATTGGTTTTAACTGAACTTCAATATAATAAAATATTTGGGTATAACGGGAATAAATTTACAATATGTGGATATACGCGCGACACGATATTACATATGGCAGAATACCCCGAAAGATACGGTAAAAAGATACTTGATTTAAGTGACTATATCTATCTTAAATCGGGTTACTATAAACGTCTTATAGATTATTTTGTTAATCAGTCAATGGTAAATTATACGGTTGACACAAGAGTATTAAAACCACAAGCATTTACTCATAAAAAGGATAGGTTCAAAGAAGACTATATTAAGTTTTCAGCACAATCTGAAAAGTACCGCCTTAAAAACGAAATTCACAACATTCTTAGGCGAATGTACAGAAACGACATTTGTTACGCTTTTGTTACGGAGACCCCTTATGATATATCATACTATTATCTTGACCCTACTATTTGTGGTATAAGTTCATTAGTTAATGGAAATGTTTATGAATTTTATATAAACGTGGGATTAATGTCGGGTAAAATGTTAAGTAGTTTTCCTATAGAACTTCAAAACATCATTCTATCTGAATGGGAAAAGCAAAAGCAGTCTAAAGAAAATATCAAATTAAACCAGATAGGCAAGGTTAAAATACCTTGGGAGAACTCGTTGTGTATTAAATATAATAACGACTTCTTATTCCCCTATCCCCCATTTTTTACAATGATACTTGATATTCTCCTTATTGACGAATACAAGGAGTTAGCCAAAGCTCAAAGTATTAATGACGCTTATAAAATCCTTACTATGAAAATCCCTACTAAAGAGGGCGAAGTTACAATGGACGATAAGTTAATTACTGTTTTTACTGATATTGTATTGAATACTGTACAAAACAATATCGGCGTTGTAACCACCCCGTTTGATATGAAAACAGAGGAATTTTCCTCAAACAATTCTGATAACAGAGATACGGTAAGTGACTCTATTTCTTGGGCTTTTAAAAATGTCGGCGTATCTGAAGCGTTGATGTCGGGGGCTTCGAGTGGTAGCGAATTAAAATTATCTGTACTTAATGATAGCGGTGATATATTCAGGATTTATCGTATGTTAGAAAACTGGATAAGTTTGCAAATGAAGTTAAGAAATTATATATATTCTAACTATGAGTTTGTATATAAAATTTTAAATATGACTATTTTTAATTCAGATGAAGTAAAAAAAATGGAATTGCAAATGGCTCAAAACGGTTTACCAAATAAATCAAGACTGTGTGCTGCAAATGGATTAAGTCCTGCTACAATGCTTGGAAATAGCATTGTTGAAAATAATCTTTTGAATGATATTTTCGATACTTGGCAACCGCTTAAAACAAGCTACACTGCTTCAGGAGATAGCGAAGGTGCTGGCAGACCGACAGTTGACGAGGTAGATTTAACGGCGAGCGGAGAAATCACTCGTGAAAACAATACGAATGACAAAGATAACCGTATTTGATAGGTGGTGAATATTTATTTGGAGATAATTTGTATATTAGACTATGTAAAAGCTAATGAATTAATACAAAAAGGATTTACTTGTATTTCACCAATTTCAAACAAAGAAAAGTTTTATCAATTTGTAAAAACTCCTGAATTAGAGAATTGTTTAAAAATCAATTTTTCTAATCAGGATTTTTTTATAAATAAAGATTTATTTTTTTGAGAAAGGAGGAAATAAACAGTTGGAAAATTCTATTGTAAGATATGAAATGAACATTCAGATAACTCCTAACTCTATTAATAAAATTAATGACCAATTTTCATTAGTGGATATTTTATTGTGTTACGCAGATAAAAATAGGAATAAAAGCAAAATTAGCGAATGCGCGATTGAAAAATCGCTTTATTCATTGTGTTATTGCCCTATTATTGGAGAACGGATTATTAAAGACGATGGTACAGAAGACTTCGGAACTCACGGAGGTAAGATTATCGTTGATAGTAATGGAGTTAAATTTGAGCAAACCACAAAAGCATATGGTGTTATTACTAAAGAAGCTGTAGAAAATGCTAAGTGGGTATTTATAACTGAAAAAGACGGTCATACAAAGCATAAGTATTTGCAATTAAAGGGTTGTGTTGTTTGGACTGAGAGGTTTAAAGAAACAAAAGAACTGCTTGAAAAGGATTATCCGCAATCCATGGAGATAAATATTCGTAAATCAAATTATGATGATGACGGTTTTTTAGTTATAGAAGATTTTGTGTATACTGGAGCTTGTATTTTAGGGTCAGACGTTGAGCCTTGTTTTGAAAGTGCACGTATAGGTAGACACTATCAAATTGAGGATTTTAGAAAAGAAGTAGATGAAATACTAAATATTTACAATAAATATCAAAAATCCGATACTAACAAATCAGAAAAGGAGGAAATACAGATGGACAAGTCTAAGGTTATTGCAAAACTTTCAGAGTATACATACCAGAATGTGCTTGGAGAAACTGTTGCAAAGTATGTGCTTGTTGATATTACCGATACGTCTATCGGCGTTATTGACCGTGAAGATAATAAAGTGTATTCGTTTAGTTGTGCGGAAGTCGAGAATGAAATTGTTATTGACGAGAACAGCAAAAAGGAATGTATTTTTACTTTCAAGGAATGTGATAACGCAGACGAGAAGTGTTTTGACTACGGCGCAGAGGTCGCTACGATTGCTGACAATGCAGGAAAAGCGATAGAGATGTCCGTAGCAAAGAGTTTTTCGGAGGAGTACACGGGAAAAATCAACGAAATTGCCGGTAAGTTTGCCGATCTTACTACGGAGTTTGATAAGGTATCTGCGGAACTTGAAAAGTACAAGAAAGCAGAACAGGAGCAGTTGGAAACTGAAAAGCGTAATCAGATTGATAATCTGCTTAACGAGTATTCTAAGAAAATCGGCAAGATGTCCGAGTTCTTGATTTACAGAGCAAGAAAAGACCTTTATGAGAAGAATGTTGAAGATATTCAGCGTGACCTTACTATTATGGCTGGCAAGGCTATGATGACTAAGGATAAGGGTCAGGGTGTAGATTATAACCCTACGGTTAGTGCCGTTGCTTTCTCTCTTGGCAATTCAAAGGTTAATAAATATGCACAAGAGGAAGATAGATACGGCGATTTGTTTGCTAAAGTTATGAATAAGTAAGGGGGACTTGAAATGGCTAAGTATAATGTTGTAGAAACCACTAAGGTTTCTGGTAGATGTTTTGATTTTGTTTGCGACAAAGATATTGAAAATGGCTCTCTCGTTGCAATGGGCGACCTTGTAGACGGTGAGAGAAATATTTATAAGGCAAAGATTCCTACGGCGGGTGATGAGGTGTTCCTCGTAGCTAATCCTGCTTGGAGTTATGATGACAGCAGAGTTGTTAATCAGAATGAGGATAAGTACATAAATAAGGCTGATACTCCTTTTAGAGTATATGGTCTGCTTGCAATCAATCACGATAAGTTTGGTGTCGAGGATTATGGCATTACTGTTGATGATGGTAGCGAAGTTGAGGTTGGAGATTATGTAACAGTAGATGGTGCTACTACAAAGATTAAGGATGTCGGTACAACTGCTCCTGCTGCAACTTATGGCTTTGTGGGTCGTGTTGTTGAAATAGAACAGTATGGCTTTGCTTACACTACGGGT